AGCAATAGTTGCTCTGCTTTTGTTCCCATACAACAGTATGAATCCTACTGATTATATGAATGATGACGGAACATTCAACCAGGAAGCATACAACAATTCACTAAAGTTTGTCAATGATTGTTTTGCAGCACAAAGACAAGTCGCTGAAATATATCACATTCCGATTATTGATATTCATAATGAATGTGGTATAACTGTAGGAAATTATTCAGCCTATTATTATAACAATAATGTACATCCAAAAGACTATGGTTATACATTATTTGGAAAGATGATTGCAAAAAAATTATTAAATATAATATAAGTCTAACAAAATAAAAAATATAATTATGGGAAATTGTTTAAAAACTCAGTTAAAGGGGAATGTTAATAATAATGATTTAGTACCCATAGGAAGTATCCTTATTAAGATAAAAGGTCTAAAGTCAGATAACAGGCTTCTTTCTATTAGAACTTTATCTGAAGAAATCTCTATAACTTCGATAGGTGGAAGATATATTTCTTCTGTTAATGGGGAAGAACTTACAAATCCTACTGATAATATAGTGATACCAGCGTACTCCAGTGATGTTACTATATATGGAGTTAATGGCGAATATAATCTGTTAATAAATGGAAGATATAAAGAGAATCATACCATTAATTTCTATTGCGATGCTATTATAAATATTGAAGATTTTGTTTGGACCAGCAGAAGAATTGTATTTGGTATCCAAAACATTACTGTTAATGGCGATTTTGCTAAAATGGGTAAGCTTGCAGGTGACTTAGTAGTATATGCAAACGGTAGTACATTATCTGGAAAAGTAGAAGATTTTGTCAAAGTTGCTTCAGATAGTGGTTACCCAAGCGGTAGAATTATTGCTTATATTTATAACACTGACATAACATTTGGAATACTAAGTGGTATTACAGCGTTAGCCATTAATTGGGAATCTGTCAATAGGATTTATTGTACATCATCTGAAGACTTGGCAAGTTCGACTTTGATATATACAAGTGGGTACACACCTGAAGAGATTGTAGCAAATCAAACTGGTACAGGAGAACTTAATTGGGTAAATAAAGTTATAATTGATGCAGTTACTGGAACAGAGTATCCTCCTGTCAATGCTTAACTTAAATCACAGGGACAGGCACCTGATTCCTAATATACTTATTGTAAGAAATGGGTACATAACAAGGTGAGGGGCTTCGGCCTCTTACCTTTAAAAAGAGAAAAAATGATAGAATTACGCGAGCAATTGATAGCGTTACTGTTCATAGTCCTTGGCATTCTCATCATACCGTTGGTGATGATTGCCTTGGACTACTGGGCAGGGATTCGGAAAGCCCGTAAGCGTGGCGACCTGATACGCAGTGATAAGATGAAACGTACCGTTGACAAGGTGAGCCGTTACTACAACGGAATCTTCGCGTTGATGGTGCTGGATGTGATGCAGATTAGCGGGTTTATATTCCTACATCTGTATAACGGCTGGACGGCCTACACGTTCCCTGTGTTCACATTTGCGGCTGTCGGCTTCGTGGCCGTAGTCGAGATCAAGAGTATCTATGAGCCAGCGGATGCGAAGGAGAGTAAGGAGATGAAGGAGGTGGCAGAGCTGGCAAAGGCCATTGCAGCCCATAAGTCAGACCCTGAGGAAATCGCCGAAGCCATCGCCAAGTATCTAAACAAAGAAAAGTAAAATGGAACTGACTTTGAAGCGTATCGCACGGCGTGAGACCTACACCATCGGTCATCTGTTTATCGACGGTGTGTATTTCTGCGACACGATAGAGGACACGGACAGGGGGCTACGGCAAAGCCTCACTGAATCCGTGAACCGCAGCAAGAAACGTTTCGGTGCGACGGCTATACCTACCGGACGCTATCAGGTGACACTTGGCGTGAAAAGCCCGAAGTTCTCCAAAAAGAAACAGTACGACTTCTGTGGTGGCTATCTGCCACGGCTCATCAACGTGCCAGCCTTCGAGGGTGTGTTGATCCATATCGGCAACACGGCCAAGGATACGGACGGCTGTCTGTTGGTGGGTAAGAATACGAAGGTCGGAAAGGTATTGGACAGCGGTGTGACCTTCAGGGCGCTCTATGCGAAGCTGAAAGCCGCGAAAGATTTGATATTCATTAAAATCGAATAATATCGTAATAATCTTGTTTTAATAAAATTTTATTGATATGGCTGGCCTGTGAGGGTCGGCCATATTTTTTTATGAGTTTACCTAAAACACATTTTCGCCCGAATGATAAAAGACGAAATATGGGATATTCTTCATCATTCTTAAACAAGATCATTCAGGTACAGAACCGCAAGAAAGCCAAACCAAGTGTCATGGGTATTGACGGCGACGGGATTGAGTGGGAAGACGGTGACATTCTACACGCCAACGTCACCTACGCGAAGGGTGCCCGTGCTCTGAACGCCGGTGCGCTGGATGCATACGAAGTAAAAGAGGTGCGTATGCGTTGGACCAACCGGATCACCATGCGCAGCCGCGTGAAGTACCAGGGTAACGTCTACCAGATTCTACCTGAGACCTTCCATGAGGATTTCCACGAAGATACCCTCCAGTTCAACATGCAGCTAATCATCAACAAATAAAAGGAACTATGAAACAGAAAGACATCGCAATCGTACACTATAACACGCCGGAACTGACAGAAGCGGCGATCCTGAGTGTGCGGAAACATTGCCAGACAGACTATCGCTTTACGGTATTCGACAACTCCGACAAACGGCCCTTCACTAAGAAGATGGCCGGTGTCAAAGTTATCGACAACACCAAAGGCCAGATCATCGACTTCGAATCAGAGCTGGCCAAGTATCCTGACAAAGAATGGGAGATGGCCAAACGGTCAAACCACGGCTCATTCAAACA